ATACTATAATAAAGACGGAACGCAAACCCGGAGTACCAAACGCAAAGTCCGTAGCCCTCATACGGCATATTTCCGGTGGGAACTCTTCTTTACACTTCAAAGCCTATGAGATGGGCGTAGAGAAATGGCAAGGTCGTTCAGTAGACGTAGTGTGGCTGGATGAGGAACCAAGCAGGGAACTGTACTCCCAGAGCGTAACACGAACGCTGGATAGGAGGGGGATGGTTTACATGACCTTCACCCCTGAACAGGGCATGACGGAAACTGTAGCCGCCTTTATGAACAACATAAAGAAGGGGCAGAGCCTAACCAACGCCACATGGGATCACGCCTCTGAGAAGATAAAGTCCAAGAACGGAAAGGATGGACATCTTTCTGAGGACGCGATGGAGCAGATTCTATCTGCCTACTCCCCACATGAGAGGGAGATGAGAAGGTACGGCAGACCGTCTATCGGTTCTGGTCTGATCTTCCCCATCAATGAAGAAGAATTAATGTGTGACCCTATAACTATAGAGGAACACTGGCCCCGCATAGCCGCCATTGACTTTGGTTGGGATCACCCTACAGCAGTGGTTTGGTGTGCAATAGATAATGAAAGTGACACATTCTACATTTATGATTGTCACAGAGCGTCAAAAGCAAGTCCAACAGTTCACTCCGAGGTTATAAGGCAGCGTCCCTATTTTATTCCCATCGCCTACCCACATGACGGAAATCGCAGGGATAGCATGGGAAACCCCGGACTCGCTGAACAGTATCGAAACCTTGGTTGTAATTTTCTTTTACAACACTTCACCAACCCACCGGGACTAGGTGAGAAGAAAGGATCGAACTCTATAGAGGAGGGGGTTATGGCTATGTTACAATCTATGGAGAATAAGAACTTTAAAGTATTCTCTACCCTCCACGATTGGTTTGAAGAATTCAGGATGTACCACAGAAAAGAAGGAAAGGTTGTTCCCCTTCGTGATGACCTTATGAGCGCCACACGATACGCCTTCCAATCACAAAGATACGCTATTGCGGGTTCTGACCCTAAATGGACTAGCGATCTAACATATAGGAATTTAGGCATTGTCTGATAACGAAACAGAATTAGTATCACGGATACGTCAGGAGATTTCAGACTCCTTGGGGTATGATGGTGAAATATCTATACAGCGAGAGAAGGCTATAGAGTATTACTATGCCCTACCGTTTGGTAATGAGGTAGAAGGTCGTAGTCAATACGTTGACTCTACTGTACAGGACACTGTGGAATGGATCAAGCCCTCTTTAATGAGGGTATTCGCGTCTGGTGACGAGATGGTTAAGTTCTCCCCACACGGCCCTGAAGATGTCCAAGCCGCCAAACAAGCCACTGACTACGTTAACTACGTCTTCACCAAAGATAACCCCGGCTGGGAAATCCTCTACTCATGGTTCCATGATGCCCTGCTACAGAAGAATGGTATCATAAAGGTATGGTGGGATGAATATCCGGAGGAGAAAAGGGAGGAGTATAGAAATCTTGGTGAGGTGGAGTTTGAATATCTGATCTCTGATGACGAGGTAGAGGTCATAGAGCATACTGAGTATGGGGAAGGAGAAGAGATATACCATGACGTTGTAATAAAACGATCTAGTTACAACGGTAAGGTTAAGATTGAGAACGTACCCCCTGATGAATTCCTTATCTCAAGAGAGGCTAAAGGTATACAGGACGCACGATTCGTCTGTCACAGGGTAAAGAAAACTGTATCAGAACTAAGACAGATGTACCCTGATGATGACTTTGACGTAGGTGAGTTAGGCGCGGGATACAACGAAGAAGTATACAACGCAGAGAGAATGGCTCGTTACGAGTTTGATGACTCCTATGCTTGGGGTGCAGGACTTAACGAGAATGGTGAAGAGGCTCTAAGAGAGTATTGGTTGCATGAATCCTTCATCAGAACAGACTATGACGATGACGGTATTGCAGAACTACGCAAGGTTTGTACAGTAGGGGATTATATATTCTCGAATGAGGAAATAGATAAAGTCCCACTCATCTCGATTACCCCTTTAAAAATACCACATAAGTTCTTTGGTATGTCCGTGGCTGATCTAGTAATGGATTTGCAACTCATTAAGAGTACCTTGATGCGAAATTTAATGGACAACGCCTACAACCAGAACTTTGGCAGGTACGCTGTACTTGAAGGTCAGGCGAATCTGGATGATTTGCTCACCCAGCGTCCGGGCGGTGTGGTAAGAGTTAAATCCCCCAACGCTGTCATGCCCTTGGCTACCCCTCCCCTCCAGCCTGAATCCTTCCAGATGCTTGGCTACCTAGATGAGGTAAGAGAGGCTAGGACAGGAGTTAATAAGAATACACAAGGTATCAACGCAGACGCTCTGACAAGCCATACAACGGCCACAGCGGTGAATGCGGTGATGACCAATGCCCAGTCAAGGGTAGAGTTAATTGCCCGTCAGTTCGCGGAGACAGGCGTTAAAGAACTAATGTACTCTATCTACGAACTCCTTGTAAAGAATCAGGACAAAGAGCGAATGGTCATGTTACGGAATGAGTGGATTCCAATACGACCTGATATGTGGAGTGATAAGATGGACTGCACTGTATCTGTTGCTTTAGGCAATGGATCAAAGAACGAGCAGATGCAGCACTTATCTCAGATGCTACAGTTCGCTGGAGAGGCAATGAGAGGGGGTCTACCAATCGTCACCCCAGAAAATATGTACAATCTAGGGGCCGCATTGATTAAAGCAATGGGCTACCAGAACGTAGATGATTACTTAACCAAGCCACCACCGCCCCAACCAGATCAAGGAAACCCTGAAGCCCAGATGAAAGCGCAGCAGGAGCAGATGGAGATGCAACTCAAGCAGAAAGAGTTGGAGATCAAGGCTGCTGATGTACAGGTTAAGATGCAGAAGATTCAGATGGACGCAAAGAAAAATGCAGTTGATGCCCAACTGAAAGCCGCTGAACTAGCCCTTGAAGAAAAACAGAACAGAGCGGTTGCAATAGGGTAATGGCCGGCTTACTGGATTTCGCATTTAATAAGAGAAAGCCTATACCGGGGGAATGGGAGTATGATATACACCCGGGGCCATACTCGCAAGAATCTTCGCAAGAACAGATATATGATGCCCCACTATATCAAGGTGAGCAAGGGGGGTTAATACATGGAGATTTTACATATCCCCCATCTCCATACGAACCATCTCCATATGAACCAACTCCAGCCACGCCTCCCCCAACTGATGCTGGGGCAGACCCCGGGCTATTTTTCCCAATAGATGATCCTAGTTGGACTACACCTTCTGAGCCTTCTGAAATTCGCACACCTTATAGTAATTTAGGAACAATCCAGTACCCCGGTCAAGCACAGGGTCTGGACGATTATGTTAAAGATTGGGAAAGGCCGGGGTGGACAACTTCCGATTTTCAAGACGCCGGACTTTTTAAGATAGGCGCTCAACTGTCTAGAACAGACCCCGGTGGATATTTTAGGGATAATAAATACCCAGATGTTCCGATCATCCGCAATAACTGGGTTGAGAGGAACGGGTTATGGCAAGAGCAGATCGCTATTCAGGAAGGAAGAACTAAATTTGAAGGGGATGCGGCCAGAGCCGCAAAACTAGAGGAAATCATTGACCAACGTAGTAATCTAATGGAACAACAGCAAGAGTGGACTCTTGAAGATTATAATCAGTTGTTCAAAATTGGAACACCATATGAAACTGAATGGCGTGGAGGGGGCGCAACTGGGGATCATTGGAAGGTTGCCCCAGAAGCGGGAGAGTCTTTTGGTGGGTGGGGTATATATAGTGGCGGAACATCTGGAAGTTTTACCCCCAAAGGAATGGAAGAATACTATAACAGTGTGGGGAAAGGTCGTGCTGCTCCACTCTTTGATATTCCCGAAGCCCTGCGAACTGTGGGTGTACCTTGGAAGGCGGAAAGTTCAGATGGAATTACAACCCCACTCCCATCAATACCATCCCCAGCCCCAATGCCAATGCCAATACCAGATAATTCCTTACCACCTCCTATAGAGGAATATAACTCGTCACCCCACGGTGCTGGATCGTCAGATCAGTTTGAATCCTATTTACAACATTTTCCGCCCGGAACGTATACGCATGAAGGTGCGTTAGAAGATTTTTTGGGTAGACCCCCTAATGCCCAAGAACTATATATGCTCGATCTGCGTAATAACCAGTTTAATATGCCGGTCATTGACCCCGGTAATAACCAGTATAATATGCCGAACGTTGACCCCTATAATTGGGAACTACCACCAAACAATAACGGTCTTTTGGGCATAGTTGGCGGCGGACTGATTCCAGATGCTGGCCCAATCTCAGACTCCCCTTACCCTACAAACTAGGGATACTAAGTGATTGACATTGAAAGAGAGCGTCACGCTCAAAACCTTTTGCAAGATGAACTACTGCAAGAATCATTTGACACACTAGAAAAGAATTTGCAGGACACATGGAATTGTTCCGGTGTTCACGATGTAGATACGAGAGAGCAGTGTTGGCTCTCGTTACGACTCCTTGAACGGATACGCCTTCATCTAACCAGTATCGTTGATACAGGAGATATGGCGAGGAAGATTGAGGAATACCAAATCTAAGGAGAACACAAATGGCGGATACGCAAACAGCCCCGCTCCCCGAACAGGGAAGTATTACCGAAGCACAATCAGCATTCTTAGGACTACTGGAACCTGAAGAGGTCAAACCAGAAACCGAAGAAAGCGCCCCTACTGAAGATGTTGAAGAGTCTACTGAGGAAACTCAAGACGAACCATTGGAAGAGGTTTCTGAAGAGGAAGAAGATTCCGTTGAGGATGAAGAAGAATCTGAAGAAGAGTCAGAAGAAGATGAGGGCGAAGAGGAACCTGATGTTTATGCCGTTAAAGTTAACGGTGAAGAACTTGAGGTCAGTCTTGACGAACTTGTTAAAGGGTACTCCCGCTACTCTGACTATACTCGAAAGACGCAAGAACTATCAAGTGAACGAGGTAAGATGGCTGAACTGCAACAGCAGTGGGCTAGTGAAATATCTCAATCACAAGTGGAGCGTCAGCAATATGTAGATGCCCTTGGACAATTTGTACAACAGTCTATGGCTGGATTAGAGCAGTATACAAATACAGACTGGGAAACACTTCGAGAAGAAGACCCCATTGCATTTGTAACCAAGAAAGATGAGTTTCGAGATGCTCAAGAACGAGTTAGGCAAGCGCAAGCCCAGCAAGGAATTGAGAAGCAGAAACAAGATAAAGAGTTTGCTAAGATTAAGCATCTGGCCCTTCAGGAAGAACACAAACGCCTTGTCGAGGCAGTGCCTGAATGGAATGATCCAGAAAAACGCGGAACATTAGCAAAAGATCTCTCATCTTACGCCCTTTCCCAAGGGTTTAAAAAGGAAGAACTGCAAGAACTAATAGACCATAGATCGCTAATAGTTTTAATGAAGGCTCAAAAGTATGACGCTCTACAAAACTCAGATGTTAAAGCGAAGAAGTTGAAAAACAAACCCAAGGTTATAAGGGCTGGTAAAGGAACTAACAAAAAGTCTGATACCGCCAAAGCGAAACGTATTGCCTCAATGAAGCGTCTTAAAGAGAGTGGTCATGTAGATGACTCTGTTTCTCTCTTTGAGGATTTCGTAGAACTTTAACTAAGGAGGTATATTGCTATGGCAGTACCAACTAATACTCGATTAACTTTCGGTGGTGTACAAGTCCGTGAGGATTTGAGTAATATCATATATAATATTAGCCCAATGGACACCCCGTTTATGACAGGGGCTGGTCGCGGAACAGCATCCAACACTCTATACGAGTGGCAGAAGGATGAATTAGCCGCAGCCGCCGCTAACCAAAAATTTGAGGGTGATGATCCAGCATCGTTGGCAGTATCACAGCCAACTAAATTGCAGAACTACACTCAGATTTCTGAGAAAGCGGTTCAAACATCAGGCACGGCAGAAGCAGTAGACTGGGCCGGACGCAAGTCAAGTCAAGCCTACCAATTAGCCAAGCGGGCGAAGGAAATTAAGCGTGACATGGAATTCATGCTTACTGGTAATGATGTCGCTTCTGCTGGTTCTGCGGCAGGTGGCGCTGCTGGCGCTCCTGAAGCCCGGACAACTGGCGCAATCAACTCTTGGTTGGGTGATGCAGTAGCCGGTGATTCCAATATCATTGATGGCCCTACAGCAGCCGCAGTTGCTCACGCTGCGACTGATGGCACGACTGTAAAAGCAGCCAGTGGTGCGGCAGTTGTGCTGACAATGGGTATGCTTAATACCTGTGTCGAACAGATTTGGAAGGCTGGTGGATCGCCTGATATAATCATGTGCGACTCTTCATTGAAGGTTAAGATGTCCTCGCTGGCTGGTTCAGTCGTTGCGGATATCGTTTCCAACCATGATAAAGCATCTCCAGCAGCCGCTATCAACTCTGTTGATGTCATCGTAACGGACTTTGGTACGTTTAAAATTGTACCAAACCGTTTCTGCTTGTCTAACCAGTTGTATGTATTGGATTACGATTACTGGAGTGTAGATTATCTACGACCTTTCCAGACCGAAACCCTTGCTAAGACTGGTGACTCCATCAAACAGATGATGATTGCTGAGTATGGCCTTCGAGGTAAGAACGGTCAGGCTTCAGGCTCTGTTATCGGTGTGAAAGCAGCGTAATTGTGTTTGGCCCCCTTCGGGGGGCCATTCCCATCGAGGAACTAATGAGTAAAGCACTACTTAAAGAAGGTCTTAAAACACCTAAAGAAAAGACGGTAAAGGCTAAACCTTACAGCGAGAAAGCGTCTGTTACAAAAGCGGTAGCATCATTAAAGAAGATGTCAGAAACACCGGGATCACTACCCTTATGAAACACCTAAGACAAACCACTGTAGAAGATCATGCTGACGGCACATCTAGTATTGTGACCCATCAGGATGCAGAGGCTATCCTAAATAAGAATAAGGCGCTTCTAAATAACTATGGTGATAAACTAACATTCGGCAAACAGACTTCTGGAATGACTGTTGCCTCTATCCCAGTAGGGATATGGGAACAGTGGATGAAAGATACTAACGGCGCGATAGAGAAAGACCCTAAGTTGATGAAGAAATATCTCAACGATCCTGATAACGCTTTCCTACGCACCACACCAACGAGGCTATAACTATGTGGCTATATAACCCCACTCATGCGGGAGCAGTTCAGAAGAACTTTAATCCATTGAACAACGCAGT